ATGTTGCTGCGCATCGGGGCGCTGTACGAAAACCGCGAAGAAATCGTTGTCGGGCGTGGCATCACTGCCAACCCGCTGTCGATCGCCGAGTCGCTGCTCGATCCATACCGAATCGTGATGTGACGTATGCAAATCGGACTTCTAGACCGTCGCATTCGGATCGAATCCAAGGTCGTCACGCAGGATGTCGACTACGGCACTGAGGTCGTCACCTGGACGCCCTTCAAAACCGTCTGGGCGAGTGTGCTGGAGGTGCTTCCGAGTAAGGGAGAGAACCAGGCGCAGGGCATCCGCATCGCTGAGCGGCCGGCCCGGGTTCGGATTCGCTACACCACCGGCATCACCAGCGACATGCGCGTGATCTACCTGTACCGGGACAACAGGATCATGAAAATCCTCACGCCTCCGGTCGAGATTGGACGAAAGGATTTTCTGGAATTCTTCGTTGCTGATTATTCAACGCAGGGGGATGCGGCGTGAGCGAGTTGATCCACGTGAAGGGATTGAGTGACTTGCAAAAGCTGCTCGATGGCTTACCCGCAAAAATTGAGCAGAACGTCTTGCGCGGCGCATTGCGAGCCGGGGCAGCAGTAGTCCTGGATAAAGCGAAAGCCGATTGCCCGGTCGGTGTTCCAAATTCTGAAAATGTGCGGCTTTATGGCGGATATGAGGGCGCATTGCGAGACAGCATTCGCCTGTCGGTCAGAGCGAAAGGCGGAACCGTCACCGCCTCCATCAAAGCCGGCGGGAAGTCGAAGAAGACGAAGGCCGATGTGTTCTATGCGCACATTGTGGAGTACGGCGCAGCAGCGCACCTAATCAAACCCCAAAAGGGTGGCTGGCTGTCCTTCCTGGGAATATTCGCCAAGTCGGTCCAGCATCCGGGCATAGCTCCAAAGCCGTTCCTCCGAGGAGCGCTAGATAGTCGCGCGACAGCCGCTGTCGTTGCTGCTGCTGAATACATGAAGAAGCGCCTGGCCACGAAGCAAGGGCTGGACACATCCGACATCACTATTGAGGCTGACGCATGACAACTGCCCACACATTCACCCCCGACTGGCAAGGCGCGACCGTCGCCGTGCTCGGTGCTGGCCCCGACATGACGGCTGAACTGGCCGAGACTGCGCGCGGTTACAAGACGATTGCCGTCAACCGCGCGATCAAGTTCGCGCCATGGGCCGATATGTTTGTCGCGCTCGATCCGCATCATCCGTTTTGGGAGGAGGCCGATCGGCTCGAATTCAAGGGCCTGCGCGTCTGCGGCGTGGAGTGCGACATCGATGCACTGTACGCCGGCATGTTTTACGAGCGCGTGAACCTGGGCGAAGGGCACACAATCGAAATTCGCAATAACGCACTGGCCGCGATCCGCATTGCCGCCTTGCTGGGCGCTAAGAAGATCGTCCTGCTTGGCTTCGATTGTTCCAGATATGAGGAAGTGCACCGCGAAACCGGTTTCCGTGGACTGACGCAAGGCTTGGCGCAAATAGTTCAGGAACTTAGGTCGGCGGGGATTGAAGTTGAACAAATCGATTCACACGAGCAGTTCCCTGGAACGCGCCAGCCGCGGCGCGGCGAAGTCGAGATGATCGACCCGAAGACGTTCCCCGAAGTGAAAAGCGGGACAGCGTAAATGTCATCGGCAGCTTCGGCAGTTCGCTACCTGCTGGCGAACAATGCAGGCCTGCTCGCCGTCGTTCCTGCAACGCGGATCATCGCCGGCATCCTGCCGCAAGGAACGGCCCTGCCGGCCATCGCTGTCACGCACATTTCGACCATGCGCAATCAGCTGATCTCTGGCGCCGGCCAATGCATCGCGCGAGTTCAGGTCACGGTGATGCAGACCAGCTACCCGCTGCAGAAGTCAACTCTTGATCTGGTCCGCGCTGCGCTTCCTCGCACGCACGGAACCGTGAACGGCGTGAAGGTCGAAAGCCTCGTCGTGGACATGGAAGGCCCCGACTTCACTGACGAGGCTGGAATTTTCATGGGGTCTCAAGACGTGATCCTGACGTTCAACGAATAGCCCGCACCACATCAGCACGAGCCGCCCACTGAGGCGGCTTTTTTCATTCGGCATCCCGCTATTGCCCCGGCAGCGGATGCTTTCACAAGTGTTCGACGCCGGGACATTTTTCAAAGGAAATCACCATGACTGCACACATCAACGTCGCAACGATCACCGACACCATCTATGCAATCTCGGCCGGCCTCCCGGCGACTTACGACGCCGCTGGATACGGCTCGACCACCATGACCTATACCGCCATCGGCAAGGTCAGCAGCTTCCTGCCGTATGGTTCCAAGCGCCAGGTGAACAAGTTCCAGCCGATCGCTGGCGCCGTGGAAAAGATGAAGGGCGCCCCGGACTACGGCGACGGCGACATGCAGATGGGCGACGTGCCCGCCGATGCCGGCCAGGTCATCCTGAAGGCTGCCGAAGCCTCTGCAAACCACTACTCGCTGAAGGTCACCTACAGCGACGGCGAGATCCACTACACCGACATCATCGTGTCGAGCTGGATGCTCTCCGGCGGCAAGGAAGGCGACCCGCTGATCCGCACCGCGACCCTCGGCCTGTGCAAGGCGCCGGTCGTGGTTGCTGCGGTCTAAGCAGCGATTCCCATTGCTACGGCCCGGTCCGTGTCGCTCCTATTGCGGGGGCGCGCGGGCTGGGTGTCGGGCTTTCTCTTTTCTCAACCCCCGCAAGGAAATAAATCATGTCCGATGTTCGTAAATTTGCCGTTTCCCCCACTGGTAGCCTGCACCTGCGCGACGCCTCCGATGAGCTTATGTACGCTGATGACGATCAGACTAAGCCCATTGCTGTCAACGTCTACGGCCCCGGCTCGAAGCAGTACGCCAAGGCCCAGGCCGCGCAGCAAAATCGCATGATCGACAAGCTCAAGCGCAAGGGTCAAAGCACGCAGACGGCGGAGCAACTGGCCCGCGAAAAAGCCGAGTTCCTGACCGACTGCACCGCGAGCTTCGAGAATCTGGAATATGACGCACTGACCGCTGATGCGCTGGCGATGGCGGTGTACTCCGATATTTCCATCGGCTTCATTGCCGATCAGGTTGCCAAGTTCATTGGAGACTGGAACAGTTTTTTGAAAATCTCGCAGACGATCTGAGCCTGTTCGTCAGGCACTGCGCATGGTTGAACGCAGTTCCTGAAAAACCGAAGGGTGACAAGTCGGAGAGGGCGGAAATCTCCCGCCGTGAGAAGCTGAAAAGGGACGGGATAGATCAGCCGGAGATGCCGCCGTGTGACGCGGGTTACATGATCGGTTATTTATTCGAGCTGGGGCCAACCATCGCGGCCGGCATGAGCGACGGGCCTATCCCTCACAGCGAGATTGAGGCTTGGCAGCGCAACACGGGAATCGAGCTGGATGCTTGGGAAGCACGTACCCTGCGGCGCTTGTCCTTCGATTACCTGGTGGAGTCTCACAAAGCCACGGCTATTGACTGCCCGGCACCGTGGACCGAGGCTGGTGAGGTGAAAGCAGCGCCGAACCGAGCTGCCGAATCCTTGCGCAGCGCCATGCGGGCGCTGGCGAAGCTGTAGGCGTATCATTTCCCCGTTTCAACCAATGGGGCGTGATATGGCGATGGTCAACTGCAAGGAATGTGGGAAAAGCGTCTCGGATGCCGCGCTGCTCTGTCCAAATTGCGGCATTGCAGCGCCTGCATTGACGGCTGAACAGAAACAGCAAGTCGTCCAGTTCTCGGCCTTTGTGCGCAGTCGGGTATGGGCCGGTGCGCTGATCTTCGGCGGGATCGGCTGGCTTGTTCTTTCAGCGCAAATTGGCGGGAGAGATGCATTTGTACTCGCATGGGATACCGCCAAATGGATGATCGGCGGCGGCGCATTGTGGTACGTCATCGCTGAGATCGACCGAAACTTTGCGCTACGAAAACTGAAGCAGTCCGAACTGAAATAGAACAGTTCACCCGAATCAAGCCAGCCTAAACCGCTGGCTTTTTTATTGCATATGCGAAGTCGCCCAAGTGGCGGCTTTTTTTACGTCCAAAAAAGGTAGAGCCAATGATTGCTGGGACGCTGGAAATCCAGATGATGGCCTCCCTGGCCCGCATCAGTGACGACATGTCAAAAGCTAAAGGCATCGTGGGCGATGCTGTGCGCGACATTGAAAAGCTGATGGGCATCATTGGCGTTGGTTTTTCTGCTGACAAGCTCATCGAAAAAATCAACTCTGTTATCGAGCGCATGGCGAAGCTGAATGATGCTTCGGAAAAGACCGGGGTCAGCGTCGAGAGTCTTTCCAAGTTGCAATTTTTTGCGGATGCATCTGGCTCAAATATCGACAGCGTGACAAACGCGATGGCAAAACTGAGCAAAGGTATGGTGAGTACTGGTAACGCCAGTGCGCCATTCAGTGAGGCGCTCAAGTTCATTGGATTGACCGCAAAAGACTCCAGTGGGAACCTGAAAGGCGCGGACGTTCTATACGGCGAAATCGCGCAAAAACTATCCGGCTATGCCGATGGTGCGGGAAAGATGGCAATCGCCCAGGCGTTAATGGGCAAGGCCGGCGCAGACCAATTGCAGACGATGAAAAAAATGATTGAGCTTGGCGCTGTCCAGGCTTCTGTTACCGAAGATCAGGCCAAAGCCGCCGACGATTATCAGATTCAAGTCGCTCTGCTGGAGCAAAAAAACACCATTCTTTGGAACGGAATCGCCAGCAAGTTGCTGCCCTTCATGAGCGACTTCCTCATGAAGCTGAAAGAGATCGCAACCTACATGAGCGGCATGGGCGATATTTTCAGCCCGATCATCAATGCGATCATTCCAGCCATCAAGGTAGCAACGGCCTACTTTGCAATCTTCGTAGCCGCCCCGGCCATATACACCGCTGTAGCCGGGGCCACGGTCGCTGTTGTGGATGCGTTGATGCTATATGCGTACAACGCGATGTTCTCCACCGGGACCACGGTTGGATTGAACGTAGCTCTATTCGGCACATCGGTTTCCGCCGATCTTGCCGCAGGTTCGCTCACAAAACTCAAGCTAGCCGGTAGCATCTTGTTCGCCGCCTTTGCTGGTTGGGAAACCGGTAAATGGCTACGAGATAACTTCGTAGAGGCGCGCATTGCTGGCCTGGCATTTGTTGGAGTCATGCTGACCGGGCTTGAAAACCTGACGTATTGGGCGAAGTTGGCCGGTGCAGCGATTGTTTCTCTGATTCCGGGCACAGAGTCTTATACCGAAGCCAGCGCCAGAATCACTGCTGCGCATAAAAAAGAACTAGCCTCCATTGATGACAACATTGTCGGTCTGGTGCAATACGAACTGACCGCCAAGGCAGTTACAAAAGCCAAAGAGGACGACGCCAAAAAGCCGTTGAATTTCCACCTTGGGGACCCAAAACTCGCCGCCGCCGAGCTGAAGCTTTACGAAAGCGCCGTAAAGAGCCTCTCCGACAAACTCGGAAATCTATTAGGTCAATCTGAGTCCGAAAAGCTCGCCTTCGAGTTGTACGGTAAATCCGTCACGATGGCCGATGGAAAGGTTGTCCACCTGACCGGCAGTCTGGAAAAGCTGAGCCCCGAGCACAAGAAAATGCTTCCGATTCTCGCGGCTGAAATTGATGCTCGCAAGAATATTCAGGAGGTCCTGAAGGCTGAGATTGCGTACCGCACTGCGCTGGATACCGTGATGAATAGCAGCCAAGCCATTACGAATGCCGCCATCCTTACCGGCAGAGATCAAATTGAGCAATACAAATTCGAGACCGACCTGATTGGCAAAACGACCGACCAGATCGCGCTATTGAATGCACAGCGAAAGATCGACCTAGATTACAAGCAGCAGCTCAGGGCGCTGGGGGATGTTTATACCGAAGGCGGCCCCGGTCTAGACGCCGCGATCTTGAAACTGGACGCGGCGACACAAGCCCTGCGCGATGGCCTGATCCCGGCGATGGAGAAGCGAATCCAGCTGGATCGCGATTGGGCCACCGGCTCACAAGCGGCCTACAGCGAATACGTCGATAACTCGACCAACGCGGCGAAGCAATCCCACGAAGCTTGGACGAATGCATTCAATGGAATGCAGGACATGCTTACGAATTTCTTCATGACGGGGAAGCTCGGTGTCAAGAGTTTCATCACCCTGATTGAACAGCAATTAGCGCGACTGGCCGCGCAGCAATTCGTGGTGAACATCGTCGGCAACGTCACGGGGGGGGCGGCGGCCTCCGGCGGAGGGATGCTATCGAGTGCTGGAGGAAGCGCGCTCGGTTCGGTGGCCGGCTCAATGTTCGGCGCTGGAGGGTTGGGCGGCGCGTTCTCGGCCGGCGCAGGATGGATGACCGGCGCATCGACGCTTAGCGGATCGATCACTGCCGCCACGTCGCTCATGGGGACCGCAGGCGGAATGATGTCCGGGCTGACGATGATGGCCGGAACTGCGCTGCCGTTTATCGGCGTCGCCCTGGCCGTCGCATCCCTCCTCAGCAGCTCCAAGGGCGGCCCGAAGACCGAGGGCGGCTATTCCCCGAACGGCCTTGGCATTGCGGGCATCGATGCCGGCGGCAGCATGCAGGGCTCGCAGCGCGGCGATGTGTCGGCGGCGCAGTCGATCAGCCAAGGGATCTCGGACAGCTACGCCACGCTGGCCTCGCAGCTCGGGCTGGTCAACCAGAAGCTCGACGTCGGCGTGTTCTTCGCCAAAGACCCGGCCGGCACGTCCAACAGCCAGCTGCAGATCACGTCCAGCGCTGGCTACAACCGCGGCGCGCTCACGGGCGGGATCGAGAATGTCGGCCGCTCGGACGATGAGTTTAAGGCGGCCGTCACCGACGCGACCAGCCAGCTGCTGCTGCAGGCGCTGAAGACTTCGGACCTCGCGCAGCAGTACAAGGACATCCTCAACAGCATCGCCGACACGGCCAACGCCGCCGACATTAAGGTGGCGGTCGATCACGTCACGGCCGCAAGGACGCAGGAACTATCGCTGACTGAGCAGCTGTATCAGCTCACCCACACCGACGCCGAAAAGATGCTGCGCACGCGCGAAGCCGAGCGCGCCGCTGTCGATCCGCTCAACGCCTCGCTGTTGGAGCGGGTCTATGCGCTGCAGGACGAGAAAATCGCCACGGACGCCGCAGTTGCTGCAGCGGCGGCTAGGCAGACCTGGCAGGACAAGCTCGACGTCCTGACGGGGGCAACCACTGATCGCGCACTTTCACTGCAGCACGATCTAGCATCAACGACTGACGCGGCGACCCAGGCATTGATTCGGCGCGTCTATGCGCTGCAGGATGAGAAGACGGCAACCGATGCTGCTACGCAATCTGCCAATGCCTCCATCGCCGCCGGTGATGCGTGGATGGCGGCGCAGATTCAAGCGTCGGTGCAGGCCGATCAAGCAGCCAAGGCGGCCCGCGATTCCTGGGCACAGACCGCCAAGAGCATCGAGGACAGCATGGCGGCGCTGCGCGGCGAGCTGGTCGGCACCTCCGGCCAATCGTTCGCCAGCGTGCAGAGTCAGTTCGCCATCGCAACAGCGCAGGCCAAAGCAGGAGATCAGAAGGCCGCGGACAGCCTGCCTGCGCTGGTCAAGAGCCTGCAGACCCTTGCCCTGTCGGCATCGAGCACCAATGTTGATTACCAGCGGATCATTTCCGCGACGCTCGGCAGCCTGGGTGGAGTGCTTGGCACCGCCAGGATCAGCGCCGGCCTGCCCAGCTTCGACGTGGGCTCTGCGTACATCCCGCAGGACATGACCGCGAACATCCACCGCGGCGAGCGCATCTGGACGGCGGCAGAAAACTCCGACTACGGCGCGAGCATGGGCGCGCTTGTCGAAGAGGTGCAAGGGCTGCGCGGCGATCTGACTGCGACCCGTGAGCACGTCCGCAAGATGTACTTGCAGCAGTTCGACTGGTCCCGCAACGGCGTGCCGGTCGTCAACCAGCCTGGCACGGTGATTACGGTATGAGCATCACCCCGACCGCATACGTCCTGCCGCCGATCAACGCGGACGCGATCAACACCACGACAGAGCGCTTCGGCATCACCGATGCGATGCTCACCAGCAGCAGCGTGCCGGAGACGGCCCCGGCCGCCTATGCTGGAGGCACGACCTACGCCATGGCGGCGCAAGCCTCGACCGGGACGGCCGGTCAGGTCCTGACCGTCTACCAGAGCCTGCAGGCCAGCAACACCGGCCACACGCCATCGAGCAGCCCGACATGGTGGGCAAACATCGGTACGACCTACAGCGTGTGGGCGTCCGGCACCTGGGCGACCGGCGATATGGTCATCGTCGTTGCAACACATTCGGTCTATCAGCGGACGACGGTCTCGCCCGGCGCCAGCGCAGTTTCGCCGGGTTCCGATACGACCGGGATGTGGATTCGCATCAGCACGACGAACCGCTGGGCCATGTTCGACATGCTTTCGGCCACCGGGACGACTGTCGTTTCTCCGCTCACTCTTGTCCTGGCACCGGGCCGGATGAGCGGGCTGGCCTTGCTCGGGATCGAGGACGGCGGAAACGTCACGCTATCCATGGTCTCGGGAGCGACGACTGTCTATTCGCCGGCAGTCGTCACGCTGGACAACGCCGTTATCGCCAGCTTGGACGACTACTTTTTCTCCCTGTTCGACCTACAGACAAGCGTCTTCGACCTGGGCATTCCAACCTACACGGACGGCGTGTTGACCATCACCGTCACCGGCGGCTCTGCGTTTGTAGTCGGCAAGTGCGTCGTCGGAACAGCAGTCCCTGTCGGCATCACCGAAGAGGGGCCACGGGTCCGCGACAAGTCCTTCAGCGTCACGGTCCGCAATGACTTCGGCGACCTCACCGACATCACGAAGCGCAAGAGCATCCCGCTGGTTTCTCAGACGGTGATGGTGGAAAAAGCCAGCTTGCGATCTGCGCGCGACGCCTTCAAAGCGGCTCGAACGTGCCCCTGCGTGTTCATCGGCCTGAATGACGCCTCTGACGACTTCGCGGACCTCGTGAACTTCCTGGGCATCTGCACCGACGTCGAGGCGGTCCCCAAAAACAGCGGGCTCTGTCCCATCAATGCCGAAATTGAAGGAATCTAAATGCCACTGAGCAAGCCCACAGTATCGGCCGCCATCACGCCGATGACGACGCCGGTCCCGCAACGATCGGACCGGACCAACTTCGCAGCGCGCGGAGATGTCTTTCTGTCTGAGATGCCGCCGACAGTGACCGGCATCAACACGAATGTCACCTACATCGATGCCGCTGTGCAGTACATCGAGCAGGAGGCGAACGCAGCCGATGCTAGCGCGGTGGCTGCGGCAGGATCCTCCGTTACTGCTGCCGCTTCTGCTGCCAGCGCGACGGGCGCGACCAACGTCAACGGCACCAGCACCACGGTGCGAACGCCTTCTGTCGCATCGTTGACGTGGACCTATGTCGAGACGGCGCGTGTTCCTGCGGTTGGGATGCGCCTGCGCGCAGCCAGCCGGGCGAACCCGACGACGAACTTCGCGGCCGGCACCGTCACGGCATGGGACGGCACCAGCATCGTGACGATCAACGTCGATGTGATCGGAACTGTGCCGGTCAGCGCAAGTGACTGGAACATCATTCTCGAAGGCCAGCGGGGCGAGGCCGGGCTGACGGAAACCACGTTTGTCGACAAGGGCACTGTCGCCAGCGGAACCGTGACATTCACGATCGGCGCGAGCGATCGGATGCAGCGCGTGCAGGCCAGCGGGAACATCACCCTCGCAGTCAGCGGATGGGCCGTATCGGGCCGCTTGAGCGAACTGCTGATCGAGGCGGTGAACTTCGGCGGCAATACGATCACCTGGCCGACCGTGAACTGGATCAAAGCGGACGGCACCACCACGACCACGCTGGCGAGCAATGGCGTCACCTGGCAGACGACAGGAACCGACTTCGTTCTCCTGTGGACCCGCGACGGCGGGACGACGGTGTACGGCAAAGTTATGAGGTAAGCCGCCATGAGATTCATGCGTAAGGCTTTCACCAGTCCCGAAAAGTTCATCTACACGCTGAGCGTCACCAGTCCGCGCACGGCGCTGGATATTCGTGCGGCGGCTATTACAGCCGGCTGGGATACGGTCAAGCCGCTGCAGGCCCTGATAGACATCAGCGCAGCCGGCGCCATCTACAGCACCACGACTGCATCGGCGGTCAAGTACGTTGGCACGCTGCCGGACAGCAGCAGCATCTACATCCGAAACGCCGGGATCATCTACGGCACTCCCGGCGCTGGCGGCAAGGGTGGCGACACGGCGCTCAGCACGTCGCCGCTGTCTGGGGTTGATGGCACGGCCGGCGGGATCGCTGTCGAGGTCAATGTCCCGGTCCTGATCGACAACACCGGCGGAACTATTGCAGGTGGCGCCGGCGGTGGCGGTGGCGGCGGTGGCGGCTGGGACTCGACCAATCCGCAGGCAGGCGGCGGCGGCGCTGGTGGCGGTGGTGGCGCGACCTATACCGGCCTCAATGGCGGCGTCGGCGCTGTCGGCGGTTTGGGTGGCAATAGCTTCGGCTCAAGCTTCACAGCATCGACAGCAGGCGGGACCGGTTCCACGGTCGGCGGCACAACAGGAAGCGCAGGACAGGGCAACGACGGCAGCGGCGTCACGTCTGTCGGCGGTGGTGGCGGCGATGGCGCACTGCCTGGCGCAGCCGGCGCGGCTGGCGGGGCCGCGCAACTCGGCAACACGATGGCATCTGGCGGCGCAGGCGGTGCGGCTGGCAACTACATCAGCGGCAATTCCTACGTGACGTGGGTCGCCAACGGAACACGTACTGGCGGCGTCGCCTAAACACAAGAACGGAAGATGCAATGACCTATCCCACCGTCGCCGTCACGGTCACTCTGAGCCAGCTTGGCGGAGCGATTCCAGACGGCACGATCGTCACGGCCACGCTCGATAAGGACGACCGCTATCAGGGCTTCCTTGTCGCATCGTCTGTGAGCGGTTCGACTGTCGGCGGCTCTGTCGTTCTGAACTGCTTCCCGAACAATCCGACGACGGGCCTCGGGACCACGGGCAGCGTCTACACCTTCAGCGCGTTCATCGCCGGATTGAGCCAATGGACTGCAACGGCGCAGATTCCGAATACGGCGTGCAATCTGAGCGATGTTGCGGTGCTTCCGGTGATTCCTTCGCTCAATCAGATTGACATTTTCCTTGCGACAAAAGACGCGTCCAACGGCTTCCCCGGCCTGACGCTGTTCAAACTGAACTTGAAGAACACGCTCGGCACGATCACCAGCTTCTTCACGACGGCGGCAACTGTTGCGCGCACCTGGACCATGCCGGACAAGGATGGAACGGTGGCGATGACGAGTGACGTGCTCACTGACCACGCGGCGCTCACCAGCATCGGCACGAATACGCATGCGCAGATCGACACGGCGTTGGCTCGGCTTGCTACCACCTCCGGCACTAACAGCGGCACCAACACCGGCGACGAGACCGGCCCGCGCATCGCCACGCTGACCCACGCGGCGAGCCTCAAGTCTGCGATTATCGATGCCGATGAAGTCACTGGCAACGACAGTGCGGCGGCCTTCGGGTTGATCCGCACGACGTGGGCGAGCGTCAAGGCGTTTTTGAAAACGTATTTCGATACGATCTATCAGGCGACGCTGGTCAGCGGCACGAACATCAAGACGATCAACAGCACGTCGCTGCTGGGAACGGGAGACATTGCGATCACGTCGGTGGCCGGCAACGCTGGCACGGCAACCGCGCTGGCAACGCCTCGCGCCATCAACGGCGTGAACTTCGACGGTTCGGCTGCGATCACTGTGCCAGCAGCGGCTGGCACGCTCACGGGCACCGCGCTGGCGGCTGGCGTGACAGCATCGTCGCTGACCAGCGTTGGCATCCTGATGGAGCTTTCTACGTCGGGCGACGTGAACGTTTCCACTGGCGCGGTTTACCGACTGAATGGTGTGGTTATTGCGCAGGGCTCCGCTGCATACAGAAATTACTTTTTTGGCGCTGCTGGTAATCTGACAGCGACCGGCTCATACAACAATGCGGTGGGGTATGGTGCCCTCGCCGCTCTC